TTAAACACGTCACGTACCATTATAACAACTTGTCCTGTAATTGTCAAACACTTTTTAAATAATTCTGTATGGCCATCATGCCACGGTTGCCATCTGCCTAACATTTGCACAGTTGGCTTTTTATAATCGAACATCTTCTCAATATCAATCATTTTCCTTTACTCCAAATTTTATATGATTGTACCATAAGCGTTCATGCCCATAATACAATACAAATTTTATTACTATATCAGCAAGAAATACTGCGCCTACTGCTTTTTGAGGTAAACCAAAATATAATGCAATTGATGCTGTAGTTATACTTGCTATAATTCTCCATGTAACTGCTTTTGCTAAATGTCTAGCTTTTGTTACTTCACTCATATCTCGCTCTAATGATAGCTGCAAGAGTAACATGTACGTCTTGTCGCCACGTGTGTATGATATGGTCTACAGCTTCTGGCTTCTCAAAGATTTTATTAGTATCTTCAAATCTGCCTTCTGTAATTGTATCCATCCACACTGTATAATCTGCATTGAAATCTTTTCGAGCTCTTTCAAAAGGACAAACAAAATCTGTGATAGCATATTTTCCAGCTCGAACTACGCCATCTGCGAGAAACTTCATTCTCATTGCTTGTCTCATACGACCTTCGTCACTAAAATCCCAGTCGTCATAATGTTCACGTACTTGGTCAGCATTAATCCAAACACCGCCCAATTCCTCGGCCAACGGTTCTGCAAGATAGCTCTTACCCGAACCAGGAAGCCCGCAAATTAAGATTTTTTTCATTTCTTATCTTTGGCTCCTTTCTTAAATTTAGATTCAAAGTCATCAATGAATCTGGAAATGTACTCAGGTGGCTCATTCATTTGAATAGTTTGTGCATCACTATCTTGAAGTATGCTCTGAGTTAACATGTTTTGGGAAGCTTTAAACTTGATATAAGTCTGCTTCTTCTCTTTTTGAATTCTTCTTAGAAATGCAAACCAGATAATTTGTGTGAAATATGCAAAAGGGTTCTGCGATTTTTCTGGGTCGAAGTTGTGAATATACATTAAGCAATTCTCAATTCCATCTGATATCATTTCTTCTTTATAAGAGTAACCAGAGAAGTTTGGTTTAGTAGCAAGTCTTGTTGCAATTAACAATATGCACTTTCCGATGTATTCTGGTACCTTTGGGTTTCTATCTCCTGCGTCTTCAGCTTCCTTGCATAGAGCTTTGTAATCTATCAAGGCAGCAAGTAAGTCAGGATTATTGACATAATTTCTTTTTCTTGCCATTATTGTTTCCTTATGTTGGAATTTTTTAAAATATAATTATAACACATTCTGAGGGGTTTGTCAACCATTATATTGACTATGTTGATTTTTTGTCAATCATTATATTGACTATGTTGATTTTAAAGATGAGATTTGAAATTATTTGCATTGTTTTTCAAAAAAGGGTTGACAAGTGTTGCAACTTCTGTTATAATAAGGTTATCAACCTTTAAGGCCCACTATAGTACTATATTTCGATAGTATAAATCTTATAAGGGAACTCTTCAGCTCCGTATATTTCTATCCTTTTCTTAAAGTGTTTCAAGGTATAGTTCTCAAAACTTCCAACAGATAAATCATCAGTAATATCATATAAGGTAGCTTCGGTAGAGTCGTCAGCCTTCCTCAATGTTCTACCGATAGATTGTAGTACTTTAATTTCACTCTTAGAACCAGTAGCAAATATCACATTGTCTAAACGTTTCAAGTTCACTCCAGTAGAGAATACTCCATAGGAAGCAAGTATGTCATGCCTCTTTTCAGAATCATTCTCAACATGATGTCGAATGTTCTCACGTTCTTCACCTTTGGTTCCACCATATATAAAGTGAAGCTCTCTTCCTTCTTTGCGAAGCAAAGGTTCTAAGACTTTACCATGTTTCTCTACAAGGTCAAATAGAATTAAATTGTTTTGGCCTTCTAAACTATGAACAAGATTCTTAATAAAGTTATTTCGTTTCTCATTGTTCACAATAAACTCTCGTTCAGCTGGCCATTTCTTTGTTCCATCTAAACTCTTGAGAGCATCTTTAAATTTCTTTCTTGTTTCATTACTATGAGATAACACGATCGCTTTAACTTTAAAATCAGCTACAGTTCCTTTATCCATTAGTTCTTTTGTATTCACAAATCGTTTAACCTCACCAAAACATCCTTCAAGTACTAACCTATGAGTTTTACTTTCTGATGATTTTAATGTACCTGTAAATCCATGTCGGTATTCACAGTCAGTTAATGATTCCATAATCTTTGTTAAGCTTTTTGCTTGGAATGTATGTGCTTCATCTCCAAGTACAACTTTGAATTGGTCAAACCAATCTTTCTTTAATTTAATAAGTGATTGCCATGTAGATATAACAATCGGTGAGCTAGTATTTTTATCAACACCGCCTTGAATAGTATAGATATCATTCACATCACAACCATAATCTACAAAGTCACCTTTCATTTGGTGGACTAGAGAAATAGTTGGTACAATAATTAATGTTCTGTGGCCGAATGCTTGAAAATAATGTTGTTGTATTAAATAGATTATTAAAGACTTACCAGATGATGTCGGTGATAGAGATAAAGATCGGCGTTTACGCAATGCGTTAAGTACATATTCTGATTGATAATCTCTTGGTATAAACTTACAATTGATTTCTTCAGAGAGCTGAGTAGGATAATCGTCATCAAATTCCTCGTCTGTTCCAATGTGGTCTGGTGCGGATAAGAAATATCCACGGTCATCACAAAACTTTTTAATATGTGGATATAAACCAACATAGATAATTGGTCGCATTGGTTGGAATAATCTTATAATTCCGTCCCATACTCTATTCTTATAAGCAGGAACAAATTGATAACCTTCTGGTCTGAAACTAAATTGCTCAGCCAATTCCATGAGTGTGCCGCTATCTGCAACAACTTTCATGTGGACTGAATTAATAGGTTCTAAGGTTATCTGTTCACTCATAGCTTAATTGCTAATAATATAAAAATGCCGAATAAAATAATGTTAGTAAAAAAGATTCCGATAGCTAATATCGTATGATACCAAATCCATCTCGTCTTATATGCGTTTTCAATAGTAATTTCTTCTGGGTCAGTATCGTCAGCCATCATGTCGACGACTTTCTTTTGAGGCTTTTGTTCACCCCCGATGCTATTTACATCATCTATAATTCTTTGTGTTTCAGCGAATTGTTTATTGGCTTCTTGTTGAAAGCCCCACTCGAGAAATTTATCCCACCAATTCATTAATAATCACCAGCTTGAAATTTTAACATGTCAATCATATTTTTTACTATAAAATTGCGACTATGAATAGTTCGCACAATGTCTTCTAAAAAGTTTGCATTAGCAGAATGGTAATCAATAGTTAAACTGAGTTTGATAATATCCTTATCTGCTTGAATATATTTATCTACTTCGTTACGCAATACTTTCTTCTGATAAGGCTTCCAGCCATTGTCTTTTAAATCTTCTTCAGCCATTGAGCCATCGTAATATTCACGCTTACGAGCTTCGAGTTCTTTATATTCTGCTTTTAATTTTTTGACCCGAAGTACTTCTCTATAAAAGAGATTGTAATATTTGCTGTGAAGCACTGGGATTCGTTTTGATTCTCCGACAAGATTTGTTTCGTCGATTACTGAATCTTTTGCCCATAAGGCTGATATATCATTTGTATCCATAATGTAAACTCGGTTGTTAACTATAAAAGTATATTATATCAGGTTTGCTGTGATTTGTCAACCCTTAACTTAATTTCTTAATATCAAATGCATCGTATCTCATAGTAACCGTAGCTTCAGGATAAAGAACATCTTGGTTAGATAAGTCTAAACTCACTGGAGTCAAACCAATCGGCATTGCATTAATGTATGTTACTTCTAAATTTGGTTGTTTATGACTATCTAAAATTAAAACAGTAACATCAGATGTATCACCGTCTGGGCTATTTTTAAGTTTGTCGTATTGATTTAAATTATCTGGAGTACCAATACCTTTGAGCCATTCAAAAATTTCACGGTAGTTGCTCATGTTCTCATCAATAATAAATGTCAAATCTAAATCAGCATAAGCCAAATGGTCACCGACAGAGTAGTAAGCACGAAGTGGAGTATCGCTCTTAACTGCGTTTGTAGTAATAGATGGCAGCAGAATTTTATTTGAGAAAAATTCTACATGAGGTAATCTTTTGAAGATTATTTTAAATCCAGCTGATGATAAATAGTTATTAATCATACAATAAATTCCAATGATTGTTTATTATACTATTTATACGAGGCGAACTATATAATGTTTTCAAAACCCAAGAACCTAAATTTCGAGATGGATACTGCTGATTTATCCATTAATCATATCAATTCCCTTTATTATTCCTTTTTCCAACGAAAAGATTACGACTGGTGGCACGAGGTATTACCTGGTGATATTGTAGTTGATATCGGTGCTCAAATTGGAATGTTCTCAGCTAAAGCACTTGATGCTGGTGCAAAGAAAGTTTACATGATTGAATCCAACCGTAAGCATCTCAAAACAGCTATTAAAAATTGTGCCGAAGCTTATATTGGTATGGAACAAGATGAACTACCAAAACTAATGCCTATTGATGCAGCTATGGGTAGAACAGATTTAGATAAAACAATTGCAATGGAATATGGTGCAACTGAAGATACTAAACTAATGTCACTAAGAGAATTAACTGACTATTACGATATACAACATATTGACTATTTAAAAGTATCAGCAAATGGTGCAGAGTTTAATATATTGCATGAAGATAATTTAGATTTTCTTGGGCAGAATGTTCGCTTCATTGCAGTAAGAGTCAATTATCAATCTTTTTATGGAAGCGATCAACGCTTTGAAAATTGGAGAGATACTGTTGTTAAACCATTTATAGATATGGGTCGTGTTTATGCACAAGGCGATGCAACGCTTGATGTAATGTTCCAAGAGAATTGGAAACATGTTTTACCATCAAGCTTTATGTTGTATATTAAGAATTGGTAGAATTACCAGTGGTGAATAGCGTTTGCCATAATAAAGAAGCAAGTAATAAAGTTAACACCCACTACAATACTTCTTACAATTGTGATATACTTATCATAGGGC